ATCAGCTTCATCAAATAAAGCCTCTGTTCCGTCTTGTGCGTCAAATCTACTTCTCATTGCGAAGATAAGACCAGTTGGACCTGTCATAGGTTGTACACCGGCAATATCGTAAGCGATAAGATTAGGCATTGCTCTTCTTACTAAAGAAATAAGAATTGGATCCCAATTAGAAATGTTAGCACCCGTTGCGTTTGTTGGAGCAGCTTCGTTTAAGAAAGCAGCGTCCTCTTTCATTGCTCTTTCTTGGTTTTCAAGAATAGTAGCAGTAACAGCTCGTCTGTAAGAATCACCGATTTTTGGTAAATCTGCGTGTTCTAGGACTGGCTGCCATTTTTTTTCGTGGGTTTCAGATAAGTACATATCTCTATCTCTCCTCTATTAGATTTATTTTGACAACTTAATGTCTTTTGTTTTAGTAATAGCGGCGGTATAAGCAGCCATGCTTTTTGATAAATCTACATTTTCAGTTGATTCACCAACCGCTACATCATCAATGTCAGATGAAGCTTCTTTCTTAGCGCCAAAATAACTTTCTTTAATAGTAGCTACTTTTGCTTTGAAATCTTCCTCATTTTTATATTCAACCTCTTCGGCAAGTTTGTTGAATTTCTCCTTAGAAGTTTCTGCTAAGTCTTCGCCCATTTCTGCAACGATTGAAGCTCTTTTTGATTCAGAATTTTCTTTGTTTAGTTCAACATTCTTTTCGATTTCTTCGTTAAGTTTCTTTTCTAACGATTCAATCTTTGAAGCTTGGTCTTCTAGTACATCATATTTTTCGTCTGGGACTGAAATATAATGTTCTTCAAATAGTTTTTTCAAACCAGAAATAAAATCTTCAGCGATTTCGCCTTTGATTCCTCTTTCTAAAGCAACTTCGTTGTCTTTCATCCATTCTTCAACTACATAGTTCAAGTATGAATCCACTTTTTCAACTAACTCTGCTTTTGCTTTAGCGCTCTCGTCTTCAAATTTAGTGTTATAATCTGCTTCCATTTCTTCAGCGATTTCTTTTACTTTAGATTGTATCGCCGCTTCAAATACGGTTGCAGCTTTTGTTTTAAACTCTTCAGATAAATCTGCTTCGTTAGCAACTAGAGCAGCCATATGAGTATCAAGTTCTTCTTTATTCATTTTGTAAGACGCCTTTTTCATTCCGTAAGTTTCGTCTTTCTTGTCTGATTTCTCATCTTCTTTGCTCTCGTCTTTTTTGTCAGCTTTCTTATCAAGATATTTCTTTAATCCAGCCGGCATTTCGCCTTCGTTTACAGCGTCTTTATCCTCTGAAGCTTCAGTTTCTTCCACTTTAGCACTTTGACCTGGGTGAGCTACTTTAGTCACGCCGGCATCCGTATCAGGTTTGCCTGCTGTGTCTGGTGAACCACCTTTATCAGCCGTTGCACTAATTTGGTCAGAAACTTTTTTTGATTTTTTTGTTGCGTCAGGATTGCTGTCTGTTGGTTTAACAACAGCTGGACCTAAATCTTCAGCATTGTTCATTTTTGCAATGTGAGAAGGTTCAGCCGCTACAGCATTCTTCTTGGGAGCGTCCGCTTGAGCATTCGCCTCAGCTACCGCTTCTTGTTCTAACGCCTCAATTTTTGTTTCTGTATCGGCCATTGAGAATTCTCCCTTTTAAAATTAAAAACATATGTTTTTTTTGTTTTTCATTAGATATTTATAACATTAAAGATTTTGAAGAAACTTTTTAAACACATCCGCCTTAGCTTCTGCTATTGCGTTTCGTTTAGCGTTCTCCACATACTTCTTCCATGCTTCAATATCTTTTTCTACTAATACGCCATTATCCCATACCCACTCTTTGTTTTCCATAATGCCTTCTACGAAAGCGTCTGGAGCAGAGGGGTCTGCCACAATGTCGGCCGCTGTCGCTAGGTAAAAGTCATCTTTTACATAGTTACCATCGGACTTTTGTATTACGGAACCCATACCTCTTGAAGATACTCCTAATTGAGCGCCTTCGTCAATAAGACTTTTTACAATCTTACCGTATGGTGTGTCCATAATTTTTGCTTCACCAATAAAATTATTTCCATCTGGATGAAGTTTCGTAATCATGTGTGAAACTCTTTCAAGATTTACCGTTGGTCCGTCAGGATGTCCTAACTCACCAAATGCTCTATTCTTATTGATAAATTCTCTATTATAACGACTTACTTCTCTCTCTAAAATCGTTTTCGGGTACACTCTACCATTTCTGTTTTTTAATTCAGA